CACGTGCTACGACGACCTGCATGATGCTGAAACCTCCTATTCCCTAGCACTGTGGCCGGGGGCCACAGTTTACCTCCACCTTCGGCGGCAGGTGCTGTTCGATAACGTCCGCCAGGTGGCGGAAAACTTCGGCCTGGTGCTTCATGTCCGCCCGCTTCATGGAGAGGATGAACCACCGACCGTTGCAATGCACCGCGTGGGGGGCGTCCAGCGGCGTTGCGGCGAGTATGAATCGCACTCCTGCCGGTGATTCGTGCGCTGGCTCGAAGGCAAGCAGGATGGTCCCGCCCTCCTCCAGGGCAAGCTCCTGATGAACGCTGTGCGGGTCTTCCCGCCAGTCGTAATCATCAGGAATCCGGCGCTCACAGCCGGCGCAGGTTGCGCCATACCAGCCCGACGTGTCGTCCGAGGCGAAAACCGGGTGCGCCTCGTTCCCTTCGGAATCCGTAGGGTGTGCGTCAGGGTAGAAGATCTCGGGGCCGAAATGTCCCTCTGCGCACGTCAAGCAATACATCCCGGCGTCATACGTCCAGGCGACAATTTCGCTGTAGTCCAATGGTATCACCTTCTCCTTGTTGGGAGGGTGCACACGAAAACCGCAAGCGTCATGACCGCCAAGCCGCCTATCAAGGCGCCCGCCAAGGTCGCCGTCGCGGCGCAGGGCGGGTACTCCACAGCAGCGGCGCGCATGTTGTACATGCCCCAGAAACCGATACCTGCCGCCATCAGGCACAGGATTCTCACGAGCCAGAGCATGGCAGCACGTCCTTCCGCATCGGTTCGGCTCTAAAGGTCATGGTCGATTTCGTGGACGGCCTTGTTGTAGTCGTTGATGCGCTGCGCGTTGAGTGCGTCTAGTTCGGCCTCGTATTCATCCCATTTCGCCCACATCGCCTTCTCATCGGTGAAGTAGTGAACAACATAGCGGCTGTCGGTGCAGCTATCGACCTCATAGCGCACGACAGCGCCCACGTACTGGCGCAGGGAATCGACCTCTTCCTCAGTCAACCTAGGCTTGATCGGGTCTGAGACATCGGGCGCCGACCAGGAGAGGTTGTGGCGCAGGAGGTAAACGCACCAGCCATCCTCCTGGACGCTGCCAACTTCAAGGTCGGAATGCTGTTCGGCGAGGTGTGCCACATGGAGGTCGATCACCTTCTGGCGAAGCGTCTTTGTCACGGCGCTTAACCTCCTATTCGTCTTGTTCGTCTTGCGCAGTCACCGTTGCAGGTATTCGGGCCGATCACACCCTGGCGTCGCGTTCATCGCCCTCACGTGGGGCGGCATGTACCCTGTGAAAAGGTCAGGGTATCCATTCGAGAGCGCCTCTCGAATGAGGCGCTGTGTGATATCCCAACCTACACGGTCTAGCACGATGTTGGGAATGCGGCAGCCTTGGCGCGCGGCCAGAATCAGCACCGCGAAATATTCGGTGGGGCCGATACATGCCCCCGCCTCTGCACGCGTGCAGCTTGATTTCTGGGAGGCAACATTACGGCGGATCGTGACGATGCGGTGAGCACGATACTGTTTGGGTGTCATTTGCCAAAGTGCCTTCGTTATGAAGTCACCTGGACGCCAACGAGCCTTTGCCATCGGGCTATGCCTCCTTTACTTTGGGCATGGCGCACCTGACGCGCCAGCCACGAAAGCGCGCGCCCAGGGGCGCATTAGCGTACAGACACGCAGAACCCACGCGGCCGTCAGGGTACACGCGGACGCAGTAATCGCGCCCGGCGCATCCCTCGCCTAGCAATCTGTCGGCCAGTTCTAGGTTGACCTGGTGCGCCAGTATGCCGCTGACGTAAACGCCCAGCCGTGTATTATCACGGCGGAGCAGCCGGCCCTTGTAGGCGCGCCAGAGCAAGGACTTGTACCACTCAGGCAATCGCACGATGTTTTAACCTCCTCAGATTCGGTCTGCGGGGCGCGTGCTACTCCCTTCCAGGGGATGAGTTTGTGACGACGATGACGCGGCGGTTGTATGCCGCCGCCACTTCCATATCGTCGAGCAGATTGCGCAGGGTAATGCGATCCCGCTCGTCGAGTTTGCCGATTCGACTGCACCACGCGGCCTTCTGTTGCTGGTTCACCGACAGTCCCTCCTGTTGTCAGAGGTTCGGCGCGTGCTAGTCTTCGTCCTCTTCGTCCTCTTCGTCCTCTTCGTCTTCAGGGGTTAGGCGGGCGGCAAGCTCGTCCCAGTCCTTGTCGAGCTTTACCTGGCCGTCTATCTGGTGGCGCGGAATGACTACTCCCGAATCGTACTCAACCTTGTCATACCAGACGACCTCTTTTTGCCCCTGGTCGTTCACGGTATAGACGGCGCCCTGTTCCCGCAATGCTGCAAGCTCGTCGGCATTGAGGACGGGCGGGGTTCCTGGCGGGCAACAGTACTGGATAGCTTCCTTCACATGGAGTGCGTCAGGTTCGTCTTTGGGGCCGAGAATCGGGATGTCAAACTTGGCCGCCCACAGTCCCACCGTGGAGCAGTCACCCTCCGTTTCGTCCTGCATGGATTCGAGGGTAAGTTGGTGGATGTACTCTTTGAGCACGTCCCAGCGGCAGTTTTCGTCCTTGTACACAGGGCGATACCTCCTGTAAGTTATGGCTCACACATTGTTAGAGCGCGGGGATGGTGAGGCTGGGACCACGATCCTTGCGCGTGTAGTAAATCAGCACGTCGCCGTTGTCGGCCGTGTACTGGTACTTCGCGCGCGTCTTGCCTGTCCCGACAACCACGCGTTCCAGGGTAAGGGTTTTGGCGCCGTTCTTCTCGGCCATGGTTTTCCCTCCTCTCGAATGTAGTGGTAGCAATGTGGTCGAAAACTTGGTGGGACGCGCGCGGTTTGCCCGATTTGTGGTCAGTAGGCGCCGCGCGCGTCCCTAGGTAGTAGTGCAGTAGTTGCAGCATAGTAGTTGCATGTTACCATGCAACATATCCCTCCCTGTGGCCGCGCGCCGCTGTCGTACAAGGAGCCACCTTGCACCGGAAAGCGCGCCGTCAGGATAGACTATTGGCAGTTAGTTGTGCTGGCCGGCAGGGCTAGTGCTAGTCCTGCACCTATGCCGTCATTAGTCGTTTTTGCGCCCATGGTACACTGTTTTGGCGCGTCACCTGCTGTCAACACGTGACGTGTTGCTTAGGTGTACAATCCCTGTCGAGGATTAGGGCGCCAGTATGGCGGGGTTTTCCCCGCGCCGCACTAGACAAGTGACAGCTTATCATTGCGCGGCGTTTTCAAGGTTCGTCGAAACTTAGTGCCACAAGATTGTGATAGGCAGCGGCCACATTTTGGATTCCAGGTTATTCCTGACCATGGTTATTGCGTCTTTGCGCACCCTATAACCATGTTTAGTTTCCGTACTTAGTGCGTCTGTTCGCGTGTTGTGGTATATTCTCGCATACCACATTCCGCGCTTGTCGCGCCAAGTTTCTAACTTGGTCACGATATTCACCTACCCTATGCGATTGTCGGTGCTAGGTACACTTGGCGAGAATGCTGTGCGTGGGTGCTATGCAGAACCCGCCCATGTTGTGCGCACAGTTTCCGCGTGCTGTTGGACACTCTCCTGTCGGTGGCAGAGTCATTGTGTCCTCCTGCTCCCCTAGTATGTCCTTCTTCCAACTAGATCATACCACAGCGGGGGTTATATATCAACGTCCATATTTGGCTATGACGGCCAGTCTGGGCGAACCACGTCCGTAAAGCTCACTCATACTCTCTGCGTCGTGGTAATGCTAGTCCTTTCAGCTTTTCAGGATAAAGCGAAGCGCCCCTAGGGCGAACCTAGGGGCGCGGCCAGAATGCTACCAGCTTAGACGGATATGGTGCGCAGGACGGCCACAGGATTCGCGCCGACAAGGGTACATGCTTCGGCAAGGGTTCGGTGGCCGCAAGCGGAATCGGCGGCCACTTCGACGATTCGCGCGCGCAATTGCCCTGTAGTGGCAATACCTAGACGGTCTAGAATGCGCCACAGTCTGTATGTAGTTGTGGTATCCTTGATCTTCACTTCGGACCCAGCAAACCCGTAAGGCCGGGGAATGCCGCTTCGACAGTCGGACCACCTGGAAGCACGTCTAGTGCGCGCCCTACTGCATTCGCGGCGCGCAGGATGGAACGATACTCTGCTGGGACTAGACAATCCTGTGTCTGCATGGCAAGCAGGGCACGGTGAATCTCATTCAAGTCGTTCCTCTGTGTCGCGTTCACTTGAACCCCTCCTTCGTTCTCGATCCTGATCCAAGTCTATCACAAAGCTGTTAGCAAGTCAAGCGGTGAGGGGTTCGGGCAAGTGCATACGTATCAAGGTTCTGGGCGCGTGGTCAGAACATGCTGTCAGCATAACGAGTGTCAACTAGTTATGTAACCTACCGGGGGGCGCCCCACGCCCCCCGGCCTCCCGTATGGGTGGGATACCCCCATTTGCCGCCAGAACGAATTGGTCTCCTGGAAAATTTTACCTTGACAGCGCACCCTAGACGTGCTACACTAAGGCCGGCAGAACCCCCATCAGACATCGGCCGGGCCAGACAGTGGGACGCGGCTCCTTTAGCGGGTAGGCCAGCGCACCCCAGTCAGCGCCCGGCCGAAGAGAATAAGGGCGGTACGTCGTTTAAAGAAGGACGCGGGGAAAGCCCGAAGACGTGACGCTGAAATGCGTCACCGTACCGCCCTGATAAGCCACTTGACAAGTCCCCCCATACCTTATATACTCTTTAATAGAGAGAATAGGGGAAAGGGGGAAGTCTACCCTTGAAGGACAAAGAAGAACAGGAAGACCCTCGTTATGAGGGACTGAAGGAGATGCTGCCGTATGGGCATTCAGGGTCCATCGTGTCCGGGGTGCGTTCCAGCCGCCGCGCCGGTCGTGGAAGGTCCGACGGGTCAGGCCGCCGCCCATCCCATCAACGGTGGTCACGACGCTTCGGGGAAGTGTGAGCGGGTCGCGGGCCTGACCGTGAGCCAGATGCGTTGCGGCAACCGCGGCCTGGAGATCGAGTTTGTAGGCGGTGCCTGCTTCCACGCTACTCTTAACACCCCCGACGCCAGCCTACCCGCCGGCACCTACCTGGAGACGTGGTGCACACACTCGAAGTCCAAGACGGGGTGGACCACGTGCAAGACCCCCCTCACAGCCGGACGCCCCGTTGACCGCTACGGGCCGATCCGTCTCAGGCACGGATGATCAAGCTATATCAGTGTGAGCACTGCAAGGGTGTAGTGACGTCACGGACTGACAAGGGTTGCCTGATGTGCGGCGCCGCGCCTGACCGCCTGCGTTACGTCTGCTCTGTGGAGGAGGCTGAAGACGATGCCTGACACGAAACACTACAAGTCGCGTGAAGTCTCCGGGGCCAGGGCCGGCCGTGGGGAAACCCTGCGGCAGCGTACCATCAAGAAGGACGGGCATCTCATCAACGTCGCCGTGATGAGCAAGCCCGGCCCGCGGGGTGGCAAGACGGTCGCCACGTCCATCCGCCACCCCAAGCGCAAGCGGTAGGATGCCCAAGAAACCTCTTAGTCCTGAAGAGGAACAGGCAGGGGAGTATTACATCTGCCCCACCTGCGATGAATACCACACCTGCAGGTGGTGTGAATTCCTCCTCAAGTGGGTTGCTGAGCACTCCAAGGAGTTCAAGGAGGAAGAGTCAAGGGAGCAGGTTTACACTAATAACGGGGGTTTCCTCTTTACCCACCGCCTATACTGCACAAACTATTGGTGGCTCGAATCTGAGGCATGGTACAGGAAGTCTCCCTGTGAGTGCTGCTCAATACGGAAATGGTGTGCGTGGCGCAAGCCACGTGAAACTGCGGGTAAGACGTGGATTGATAAACCCATTCACACTATCCTTAGCAACTATGACTACAACCGGATGATAGACATCCAGGCCCAACATTGCACCGTCTGTAGGGACAGGCAACAGGAGGTGGGTTGTTCAGATGGACGGCTTTTTTGAGTCAGATTCACCAATCCCTATCGATCCTGAAACATACGAAAAGAAGCAGGCAGGACGCCTCTACATCTGCGACAGCTGTGACCACGAGTGTGTTTGTGGGTGGCGCAAACAGCTTCTCAAGTGGGCCGCCACGCACTTTGAGAAGCTGGCTGCGGAAGAAGTGAAGGCACAGAACAAGGAGTTCGTCTTCTTCCACCACGTGTACTGCTCATACCACCGCCAGCCTGCATCCTCTGAACCTAGGGTACAAGAGTGGGGAAAGGAACTCCCTTGCGAATGCTGCTCAGTACGGCAGTGGTGCAAGTGGTGTGAACTGCGGAAGGTTCAGTCTAAGGCGTGGGTAGACAAGGCAAGGCACACCATCATCTTTGCCTATGACAGGTACAACTGCCAAGTAGGTGCTCAGGCTTGGCACGTGGCCCTCTGCGAAGATAGGCCGAGGAGGTAGGAGGTCAGTACTTTGGGAATCCGCCGGATCTACATGATCTCGTGCGACATATGCAGCCACTGGCACGAGTTTCAGAGCGTGGCCGTTCGCAGCGTCAGCGACGTAGAGCGGCTGGCGCTTGGGTACGGGTTCGTAGCGGTGCCGCGCAACAAGCTGGCCGTCGATGCTATCATACGCGTAGGGTATAAAGTGCCCCGGCAGACGCCACGCGTCTGGCTGTGTCATCCGTGTGCGGGCCAGTATCTCAGGTATCCGGCCAACGTACAGGCGTCAGACAAGATTGAAGGCGCGCGGGCGGCAGTGGCGGCGGCGGAGGCGAAGATTCCGAAGGTGTCACTCTCCGAGGTGGCGCGCCGTGCGCACGAACAGCAGGATGCCCGATGAAAGGTCAGGAAACGCTGTTTTCGTCGGCCTCGGGCGAGTGGGAAACGCCGCCGAAGCTCTTCAATTACCTCAATTTACGCTTCGCATTCGAGGTTGACGCCGCGGCAACGAGCGAAAACGCCAAGTGCGCGGCGTTTTTCTCGTTAAAGGACGCCGTGGACGGCTTGCGCCAAGTTTGGGCGCCGAAACGGGTCTTTCTGAACCCACCGTACGGCCGCGAAGTCGGAAAATGGGTTGCAAAAGCTCATTTTGAAGCCCAACGCGGTGCCCTGGTCGTTTGTCTCCTGCCAGTGCGCTCGGACACGGCCTGGTTTGCCGCCTTTTGCTCTCGCGCCGACGAGATATGGTTCCTACGGAAGCGTTTACGCTTCGTCGGAGCCACTAACAGTGCGCCATTCCCGTCAATGGTCGTCGTCTTCCAGCCCTACAGCGGGGTAAACATGCCCGTACTGCGAATCTTGGAGCCGTCGGAGTGGGAACGGGCTTGACACGCCCCTTCTCAGGCTATATACTGTAAGTAAGATAGCTAGCTGTCACCAGTCGGGGCCGTCGAAAGGCGGCCTCGCTGCTTTGGGGGGTGTCGAGATGCCGATGTCGGGGGTGCAATACGACAAGCTGCTCCGTGGCTACCACGAAGAGCGGTTGTCCATGCGCGAGTCCGCCATCGCCGCCGATATAGACTACTCCGAGGCGGTGAAGGCGCTTGTGGCCGACATCCGGCGCATCACCTCGGGCAAGAAGAAGTTCGGGAAGTTCAGTCTGGACGTACGCCGGGCCGTACTCGAACGTTACCGCGACCTCGCGGTTGAAAATCCGGCTTCCCCCGATGTGACCGAACGGGTGGCTAAGGAGTTCGGCATCTGCAAAGCCACTATCCGCAACTGGCTGCGTCCCAGCTATACGCGGGCGGAAGCGGCCGGCGAACTGCTGATCGCCACTGATACCGGCGCCGCAAAGACGTTGATGGGGCTGCTGTGTGCGCGGATCGCGTCCGACGACCAGGTGGTGGCGGTGCTGGCTGACCTGCGCCAGGAACTGGCGAAGGATCTCTACGCCTACGGCCGCCACTTTTACGATGCCGCAGCGGGGGCGTTGGGCGACCACAAGGCAGGCGCCTTTATTCGTGCCGCCGCCACCGCCGGTCACTATGCAATCCATGACGGCCAGATCCTCTCCGGCCAGGCCACAGAACGTTTCGGCGCGATGTTCAACGAATTGGACAAGCTCTCCGACGATCAGCTGCACGCCGTCGTGGAAGGCGCGCGGCGGGGACTGGTGGGTGGTGCTGGTGGCACTGACGCAGCCAACGCCTGAACGTGTGGATCTCCTGGCGCGTGCCATGCAGGCGCGTACCATTGAAGTCATAACGTCGCGATTTGCGCTGCGCCTTTACGAGCCGAACGTCGGCCAGCTGCGGTTTCACCAATGCCCAAAGCGTTGCCGCATAGAGTTCGGCGGCAACCGGACGGGTAAGACTGAAGGCGGAACCGTTGAGGCCATGTGGTTTGTGACGGGGACACATCCGCACAGGATGGTACTCCCGTCGTCGGGGTGGGTTGTATCCTCGACGTTCGAGGTGCAACGTGATGTCATACAGGAAAAGTTCGAGAAGTACTTGCAGGGCGTGTCTCACACCGTATTTTGGCGGGATAAACAGCGTGACTACTGGGATCGCGTGGTGATCCCGACTGCGAACGGGTCGCAGACGATTACCTTCAAGTCGGTGGACCAGGGCCGCTTGGCGTTCACTGGCGCTGCGGTGTCGTGGATCTTCCTTGACGAGGAAGTGCCCATGGACATCTACACTGAGTGCTTGATGAGGACGATGAGCCATCAAGGCAATATGTGGGGCGCAATGACGCCGGTAACTGGCGTCATGTACGAGTACATAACCGAGCCAGCGCCGGGTGAGGCCGACCCCGAGATGTGGTTTGACTACCTTACCTGGGAAGACAACGCCAAGTACCTGCCCGAAGCGGAGCGCCGCCGGCTTCTGATGGCAATCCCGCCGGAAGAGCGAGAGGCGCGCATCTTCGGGCGGTTCGTGCCCAAGTCAGGTCGCGTGTACCCACAGTTTAATGACCGGGTGCACGTCATCGAACCATTTGAAATACCGGATACGTGGAAGCGGTACGCCGGCTTTGATTACGGCCTACGGGCGGCGACCGCAGTGATGTGGGTGACGACAGATGCTGACGGCAACGTGTACTTCTACGACGAGCACTACGCCGCTGAGCAAGAGCCGCCGTGGCACGCCGCGCGCATCAATGCGCGGGGACGCACGTTACTTGTAGCCGACCCAACGGTATTCAACCGCTCCGACGCCTTTGGGGGCACGGTGGCGGGTATTTATGAGCGGTACGGCGTGCAGTTGCGGCCCGCGCGCCGTGGAGGTGGCAGTTGGAAGGCGCGGACGAACCTTCTCCGCCAGCTGTTGCGGTACGAGATTGACGATGCAGGCATTGTGGTGAAGCAGCCTCGGATGTTCATATTCCGCGACCGCTGCCCAAACTTGTGCAGCGAGTTGCGCAAGCTGCGGTGGCGCGAAACGCGCACAGTTGCCGTGGAGCTACCGGAAGATACGCAAGGCCCCGACCACGCAATAGACGCGGCGGGGTACTCGTTGGAGATACCGTTTTCGCACTTGTTGCCGCAACCACAGGTGGCTGTGGTGAAACCGTGGAAGCCGCGCAACAAGTATACCGGCTACTGATGGGATTGGAGTGATAGCAGTTGGCTCGAAAGCGTAGGGAAAAGGACGATTACGTAGAGCTTGTCAAGACGCGCCGCTTGCAGGGCGATTCCGCGACATCCACCTTGCGGAGCATCTGGCGTGAGTGTTACAGGCTTTATAAATGCTACCTTGAAGAGCCGGCGAAGCAGGTGTCATTGACGCCGGAATACATGCGGGCTACGCTGTTCGTGCCGGAGACGTTCGCCGAGATGGAGACGTTGGCGCCGCGACTCTTGCGCGGTATGTTCGCATCCCGGCCGACCGTGCGCGTACTGGCGTTCGGTGATAGTGACGCCGAGCGGCAACACGCGCAGGACAATGAGGCGCTGCTTGACTACCAGTTGCACGACGTCATCCGGTTTCCCGCCGCTACAAAGGCGGGGGTATGGGTGCGCCTCGGGCTGCTGTTCGGCATGGCGCCGGCGCTGGTATCCTGGCGCGTTGACAAGCGCAAAGTTTGGCAGCGGGCGCCGGTGTCGCCGGGCAGCGATAAGGAGCGGCAGCGGGCGGACATGTTCCCCGGAAGTGTCCGCCAGGAACGGCAGCGGGTGGAGCAGACGACTTACGACGACCCCGACGTGACCCCGATCCTGCCGCAAGACGTGTGGTGGGATCCAGGTGGAAACAGCGTCGAGACATGTACTTGGGTCATCGTCCGTTCGTACCCGACGTTGGCGATGCTCAAACGTGTTGTGGAGCGCAATCCTAAGCAGTACCACAACATGCCCGATGTCGAGGACGCCGCCAGTACGACACCTCAAGAGACTGCATCCGAGAGTTTGCGCGCCGCGGTTTCGCTTGGCGGCAGTGTGCCGGGGCACGCGCGTGACCGTCGGCTGGTGCTCGACGAATGCTACACTGACGACGAGATTATCAGCGTCATCAATGAAAGCATCTTTATCTCCCGTCGGGAGAACCCCTACAACGGCAAGCCGTTGGTGATCGCGGTGGTGACGCCTGAGATCACTAGCTTGTGTGGCATCGCACCAGCTGAACCGATCAGGACGCACCAGTACGAGTTGAACGACCTGCATAACCAGCGCATGGACGCGCTGATTCTGGGGCTGCTCAAGACGTTTGTGGCGCGTGAGGGGTCGCCCGCTGCGATAGCGGATCTCTCGGAGTTGCTGCACCCGTTAGGGCGGCTTGTAACTACTGACATCACCAGCGACATCAAGGCATTGGATTTAGGCACCGTGCCTATGATGTCGTCGGAAATGGAAGCCACGTTGAAAGCCGCGATGCAGGAAGCCACCGCCGCGTACGACTTCATGCGTGGCGGCGCCGTGCGCAACCGCGAGACGGCCACTGCCGTCCGCGCGCGTACTGAAGGTGGTAGCTTCCGGTTCGGCGATTACCTCTCTAACCTCGAAACCACCGGCGTGTATGATATTGCGCGCCAGATAATCGACATGAACCAGGCGTTCGTCGCCGGCGCGAAGTCAGTGCGGCTGGCTAATGAGAAGATGCGGGCCATTCCGGTCGGCGGCCTCGACGGCAAGTTCCATTACATGGTCGCCGGCTCCGCTATTGAGCCTATCGCAGACAAGGACTTGCGGCGGCAGCAGCTGCTCCAGTTCATCGCCGCCGTAAGCCGTCGCCCGGAGCTTGCGGCTATCATCAACTGGCGCAAGTTCATGGCAGAACTGCTGACTGCTTTTGAGTTCCGTGACCCCGACAACTATATACAGCCCGCGATGCCCGCCGTGCCAGGAATGCCTCCTGGCGTGGGCGCACCGCCCGGCGTGGGGCCGACAGGGATTGCAACGGGGCCGGTCACGGTAGGCCCCCACACGCCGGAACTCGCGCCGCGGAAGGTGGTGCCGGCAAATGCTCCTCGCGCCGCGCGGATCGTCCCCTAACCCGGTAGAGGAGGCGGCGCGGGGCGCCGCTGCTGAGGCGATGTGCGCCAGCGTTGGGTGGACCCACGTTGACGCGCACTTGACGCAGCAGCGCAGCGCGGCGCTCAGCAAACTCGTGAGCGCGCTGCCGGGCGACGTGGCGGAGATCGCCAAGGCACAGGCTGCGTGCCGCTTCATCGACGAGTTCCGCGTGATTGTACGTACTTGGATCGAGCTTGGCTGTAAGGCCAGGATAGCCCTTAACCAACCTGAGACGAGGTGAATGATGTGGCCGACGAGCCAAAGACCATTACTGACGCCCCGGTGTCACCGGCTACCGTCCTTGCAACACCCACTCCCGGCCAGGCTGCGGCAGCGGCTGGTACTGGAGTTACGGCGGCGCAAGGCGCCCCGGTGTCGCCAGCTACCGTCGGCGGTGGCGCGGCTGCGGCAACCCCCGCAAAGAAGCTGTACGCGAACAAGTACGAGACGGTAGAAGACCTGGAGAAGGCGTACGTGGCGGCACGTACGCACATCGCCAGGAGGATGCCTGCCGCATCGGCGGATGCGATCCTGGCTGCTGGCGCAGGCAACGTGGCGCCAGCTGCGGCTGCGGGCACAGGTGCAACGGCAGCGCCCGCTCAGCCTGACCTGTCGCGCCCGTTGGTCCCGTTCGATCCTACGCAGTACGACGACCCTGCAGTTGGGGCAGTGGCGTACACCAACGCCCTGTTTACTCAACTGTTGCAGGGGCTGGCTCCTGTAATTGGGCGGATGCAGCGTGACCAGACGGCAGTGGCGCTTGACGCGCTCGTGGGCGAGTTCCCTGACGCCCTGGAGCTTCACGCGGAGATCGCCACTATTGTGAAGGACAACCCCGCCATCAAAGCGGCGTTGGCCAGCGGTGAGGATCCGCGTGGTGTGATGCGTTCGGCCTATTTCATCGCACGTGGGATGAGGGCCGGTGAAGCGATGGTGGCGGCCAAGGCCGCCGGTGTGGAAGAAGGCGCGGCTGCGGTAGCAGCGCGAGGTGCCGCGGCTGGTGTGGGCGCAACAGGCGCGTCAACCGGCCCCGCGGCGGTCGGTGACGAAGCTGCACAGCTGAAAGCCTCGCTGTTCAGTACGACGCCGCGCAAGGGTGCGCTGGCGTTCGTCCGTCAACCCTTGGCGGATGAGGTGTTACCTGTAAAATAAGCCCTTGCACCCCACCGTGGGTGTGGGGGTTGGGGAGGGTTTGACACATGAGTGGTGGAAGTGGCACCGCAGGGCCTGTGTTTGTGTCGCAGTTTGACGACCGGCGCATGACGCTGGACATCGCAGACGAGATCCTGATGCTGAACCCAAACGCAACGCCGTTGATCGTTCTGCTCAGCAAGTTGCGCAAGCAGCAGACGATCTCGCCTGAGTTCATCTGGTTCGAGGATGACCTGGGGCCATACATCGACCGCGTCAATCACGGTGGCGGCTACCTCGCTGGTGCCGTCGAACTCGTGGTTGATAACGGCGTGTACTTCGCTCCCCATGACCTCATGAAGGTGTTCCGTACCAGTGAGGTCATACGCGTAATCGGCGTCAACGTGGACACCAACACGCTGACTGTCATGCGCGGTTACGGTACGACTGTCGCCGCCGCGATCAACGATGACGATTACCTGTGTATCCTTGGCAATGCCATGCCTGAGAACTCGACGCATCCTGACTACCGTTCCGGCCAGCCGACCAAACGCACGGCGTACACGCAGATCCTGCGCACGCCGTTCGGCGTCAGCCGGAACTCCGCCACTGCGCGCATGGTGACGGGCGAGGATGAGCGCAAGCGGCTCACTCGTCTCAAGGGCGAGGAGCACAATTTGAAACAGGAGCAGGCGTTCTGGTTTGGTGAGGGTAAGAACGATCTCACTAACCACGTACGCGCAATCAAGGGCATCTTCGCTTACATCACCACCAACGTCTACGACGCGACAGGTGCCCTTACCGAGTCCGAGTTCGAGCAGTTCCTGGAGACGGCATTCGCTTACGGCTCCAACGACAAGTTCTTCTTCGCCGCCACGCGCATAATCTCAGTGATCAACGGCTTTGCCAAGGCAAAGCTGGAGGTCGAAATGGGCGAGGACACCTACGGCCTCAGCATCATCAAGTACCGGACGCCTCGTGGCACGCTCCATATGATGGAGCACAAAGGATTCTTGCACGACTACAACGACACAGGTGTCGTGCTCGATCTTGATGAAGTCACGCTGCGTCCGTACGTCGGCGCAGACACTCACCTCAACCGCAACATCCAGGAACCCAGCCGCGACGGGTTCCTCGACGAGTACTTTACCGAGGTGGGGCTGCAACTCAACTGCGAGAAGAAGCACGCCGTCATAGTCGGCGTGACTAGCTAACCTGCGCTCCCAGGCGGGTTAGAAGGAGGGATTGTAGTGGCGGGAAAAGGAAAGTCCATGCAGGTACGCACGACTGTAATGCTACCGGGCCACGCGGCCGCACCGCCGGCCCCAGTCGCCGCGCAAGTGCCGGTCGAGGAGCCGGCCGTCGTACCTGACGAGGAAGAGGTCGTGCTCGACGACGAAGAGGAAGAAGAGGTCACGACTGCGCCGATGGCTGCTGTTTACACCAGTATCTACCCGCAGCTGATCATCGTCGTGGAGCCTGCTGACAAGCAGGTTCTGTATGGCCAAGTCCATTCGATCAAGGGGCGGCGGGTCCAGTTCGACAACGGCAACTACACAACCAGTGATCCCAGCGAAATCGCGGCTATCGAACGCAGCAAGTTCTTCGCACGCGGATTCATCAAGCGTGCGGCGAACATAGATACGGTTGAAACCGTACTGGCTGCGGCTGCGCATGGAGGTACGAAGTAAGACATGGCCGCTGTGCTCACGTTCCATACTCCGGCTCCCGCTGTGTCCGCTCTGCGCGGCCAGGCAGGCTACCACCCGCTGGTCGTGGCTACGGGGCAAGTTGCATTCGATGATTCGTACCCAACGGGCGGCGAATCTGTGAACCTGTCCAGCGTGCTGAAGCACGTGTTGGGCATAACGTTCATGGGTGCCAAAAGCGGATACCTGTTCGAGGCCGATCTTACTGGCGGCGCTGCGGCGGTCAAGGTTCTAGTGCGCACGCCCGTCAACGTGCAAGCCGTGCACAGTCACGCGGCAACTACGAAGGTCATGCGGGCGTTCTTCGCAGGAGGCGATGTCAAAGGTGGGGCGGACACCGATTCGCCTAACGCCGACCTCGCTTCCGAGCCGACCAACGGTCACGCCGTGGCGGCCTTCGCCACCGTGGCCGCGGGTACTTGGGCCTGTGGAGCAATTACGCATCCCGACCGCCCGCGGAGCGTCGGTATCACTGTCTACAACGACAGCGGCGGCCCGTTGAACCTCTTTGAGGGTGCGTCAGCGTTCCTGGTTACTGGCACTCTCTACGGCGCCGTGCAGACTGAAACCATCACAATCACCTCGACGGCCGGCAACAAGGCCGTCGCCACGACCAAGTACCGCGTCCTATACGGCGACAAGGCATTCAGCACTGTCACCAGTATCACCCTCAACAACGTGCCCGCGGACGGGCTTAAGATCGGCGCCGGTCTAGGCACACACTTCAGCCTGCCGCTTACCCTTGCTACGCCCGTCGAAGCCGACGTCCTCGACTTCACCGTCACCGCAGCGCGCAAAGCCGTCACTGGCTGCGTCGATACGGTCAACAACACCGTCAACGTCGAGGCTATCGCTGACGCCGCCGACTTCGAGGTCACGTACCTGGCAACGTCGTATGTCTCCGCGGTGGCGACCGGCGGCGCAATAGTGGCTGCCGTCGCCGCTGAAGTGGCTGACACGACTAACCTCAGCACGCTGGTTGTCGGTTTCGTGGCCTGGGGTTTGCCTCCGGTGTAACAGGCAGGGGCCGGCCTGGTCCGCCGGCCCCACGCCTACTCGCTCTTGGAGGGGGTGCACCTGTGGCGGCGGATGGGCACAACGAGGAGGAATGCCGCGCCGTTTGCGCGCGGCACAGCGGCGTGGCTGCGCGGCTCGACAACGCGGAGAAGGTCGTCAGCGAGGCGAAAGGCGACCTTCGGTGGATCCAGCGGACGTTGATCCTGGTCCTGCTTGGCGTTGCGGTTAATGTTGTGATGTCGGCCATCGCAAGGAGGTAGGACTACATGTTTCACGATCTATTCATCGACGTCCTGGTGGCGTTGTTCATGGCATTGGTGGCGGCGGGTACTGGGTACATGTACAAGTACTTGCTGCCGGACGTGTGCCGTTGGTTGAAGACGCGTTTCTCCGCCGATCAGTACGCGTTGGCAGCCAAGATCGCGTGCACGGTTGTAGCGTTCGTGGAGCAGGTGTACGTTCAGCTGCACGGTGACGAGAAGCTGAACGCCGCGTTGGAGATCCTGCGTCAACGGTTGGCGGAGCGCCACATCGTCCTCACCGAAGATGACAAGCGTGAGCTTATAGAGGCTGCGGTACACGGCTTCAACGTCGGCAAGGAACGCGCCAATGCGACCCTCTAAGTTGTACGTTGATTTCGGGGGGCTGCTGGAACAGGTAGCCGCCGCCAAGAACTTCCGGCTGGCGGAGTTCGCCTGCAAGTGCTGCGGTCTGATCCTATGGACTGTGCACCTCCCAGTCCTGATCGTGCGTGCGCAGGCGTTCCGCGATCTCATCGCGGCGCCGGTGCGTATCACGTCGGGCGGGCGGTGCGAGAAGCACAACCGCGAGGTTGGCGGCGTGACGAGTTCCCTGCACAAACTCTTCGCTGCGGTGGACGTCCAGGTCATTGGGCGTGCGCCAAGGGAACTGGCACCTTTGGCAATCAAGGCGGGGTTCGTGGAGGTCATACCGGAAGGTGACGTCAATGACCGTGCTGCCAGCAACGGCTGGCTGCACATGGGGGTCATCGCGGGTACGCGGTAGGAAAAGGGGTGGTGACGGTGGCCGCTCGTACTGGTCAGCAGCTTGTTGACGCGGTTACGTCCGTGGTGGACGATACGTCTTTGTTGGCCACGCTCGTGCTGGGCTGGATCAACGAAGGGCTGGGCAGCTTGGCGGACGTCCTACGGATCGAGGAACTGGCTACTATCGCCGTGACACCGCCGACGTTGGAATACACGATGCCGACAGCGACGGGGGAAATGATCGAGATCTTCCGCGTTGTACTACTTAGCGCACCACAGACTAAGCTGGTCCGATTGTCGCTGGACGACTTCGACGACCCCCCGGCGTCCTTGGGTGGCCGCATAGGCTACCGCGTTTGGGCGGGAAAGCTCAAGTTGACGTCGCTTTTGGCAGCGGATACGGTCAACATCTACAGGTATCGTTCGCCGGCGGCGATAACGCTGGCGACGTCACCGGAGGTGCCTCCGTTCTTTGATTCCGTACTGGTTCACTACGGCGCTAAAATCGCGTACGAACGCGACGAGCAGACTGATGCTGCTGCGCTGGCTACGGCGGATTTTGAGCGCGTTCGTGTCAAGATCGATACGTACACGTCCAGGCGTGCGCAGTTGAACAGGTCGGCGTCTGCGCAGTATAAGCGGCGGGTTTAGATCGTGACGAAACAAGTGTTGGTGGTAGAGGATTTCAGCGACGGGCTTAACCGCCTGGTGGTCCCGTTGGACACACCACCGGGACAGGCCAGCGACGTTGATAACTTCTCCAGCCGGCTTGCGCCTGCCCTGGCCGTCCGGGCGGGGCGCGGTCGCTTTGCCACGCTGGGCGGTGCTGGGACGCTCCTGGCACCGTACCTGACGGCGGCGGGGCGGTATGAATTGATCGTCGGCTACGCCGGCACAGTGGCGAAACATGATGGCACGACTGAGACGGTGCTGGGCACTGGCTTTAGCGGACGCGTCTGGTCGTGGGCGTTGTGGCCCGACCGTGATGAGTTGTACATATCGAATCAGGTGGACGGTCTGCGGATGTACAACGGCACCACTTTGGTAGCGGCCGCGGGCGCGCCACCTGCGGGTGACATCGTGGTGTTGCACAAGAACAGGCTGTGGGTCGCTGGCATCTCCGCTACACGTGCGACGGCGCGCTTCTGCGGTCTAAATGCGCCGGCAGACTGGGCGAGTACCGGGCCTGCCGGCGCGGGGTTTATAGCGTTCAACACGCCGGATGGAACGCCGATCACGGCGTTGGTCAGCGGTAGCACCTTGGGTGTGTTCAAACCGGCGCACGTCATCGAAGTTGCGGGTGACAGCCCCGAGGAGCCAGGGTTGCCGTTCAACCGGCTCGACCGCCTCGTCGGGCGTGGTACAAGTTCCCGCCAGGGGGCTGTCATGATTGGTAACACGATCTACTGGATTGAACGCGGCGGTCTGTACGAGTACTTGTGGGGCGGTGAGCCGGTTAACGTATCGCTGGCCGCGAACACGCTTTTCGCTGAGTTGGACACGAACCGCTACATGGAGGCGGTGCTAATCGCTTCCGGGGATGGGCGGTACTTGTACATGTCGTTGCCATGTTGGACGGCGTGGCGCACTCTCGTCTACGACCGTTTCAAGCGGTCGTGGTGGGAGTGGAAAGCATTCGGCTTCCGCGCGGCGCTCCTGTGGCGCCGCCCGCTGTAGGAGGTGGTAAGCGTGCAAGTGCTACGGCTTGATCAGCATACACGCATGGAAATCGAAGATTCCGGGCAGTGCCGGCTAATTGCACAACGGGGCCTGCACTACTTCGACCGTGATACCAACCAGTTTGAAGATTACGTGCACCGCGTTGACCGTGATGCGTCCGTGCCGAACTTCGCGCTGCGCATTAAGGCTGAACACTGGTCCAGGTTCGGGCTGGGCGGCAGGTTCCGTTTCGGCCTGGCGACTGGGAAGTTTCTTACCTGCACGCCACAAGGCGCCGCAGCGGTCGCCCCTGTCGCTGAGGGGCCGGTCGTCACCTACAATGGCGTGTGGACCAGCACTGACCTAACGTACCGTGTCTTCCCCGAGGGCGTGAAGGAAACGATCAAGCTCAACGCGCCCGATGCGCCTACCGAGTTCGCGTTCGGGCTATGCTGCAACGATGTTGTACTGAGGTCACGCGTGGACGGCGGCTTCAACGTCGTCAGCGACGGTGTGGCCATAGGTATCATACAACCGGCAACCGCTGTGGACGCTGCGGGCGCCACGGTGTCCGTAGCGCAAACTATAGGGCAAGGTGCGCTCACTATGACCGTCGATCCTGTCTGGCTGGCTGACCCTACCCGCCAGTGGCCCGTCATAATTGACCCTACAATTACGTTGCAGCCTAACGGTACAGGGATTGATACGTATGTATCTCAGGCCTCACCAGATAGTAATTACGGCACGTCAACTTATATGCGTGTAGGACGTACTGTCGCGGGCCAAAGGTATTACGCACTGCTCAAACTGCCCGCGGCGTTGGTCGTCTTTGTTACGTCGCATAATTACGTTAGTGCTACTATGTCACTTTATGTGTACGACAACAAGAATATCGCACCTTCTGTGTATAGTTTGGGTGCTGATTGGGGTGAGATGACAGTAACGTATAATAACCAGCCGGGGGTCGTCGGTGACGCGGTGGCGGGGCCTATTCTAAGTCCTGTGGGTTGGAAAGACTATGATGTAAAAGCACTCGTAGATTCGTGGGTCGATGGTATATACGCCAACTATGGCTTGGTCATAAAGTACGCAGGGTCGGCAGACGACACAACTGTGGGGCTTTACTCCAGCGATTACGTGACCGATCCGTTGCTGCGGCCCAAGTTCACTGTAGTATTCGAGTATTTCTCTGGCGCGCCTATAGGCCCGCCTGCGGGTACTGTAATAGCGCCCACCGTGTACAACACCGTGTCAGGATTCACCGTGACAGGCGGTTTGCGGTATTACATCACGCGAGATAGTGTGCCTGCCATTGCCAGCAAACAGGTGCGCATTCGGGACGCCGGCGGTGCGCTGGTGTGGGATGCCGGTGTTGTAGCTGGTGTGCAGGCGTTTGGCGTATTGTACGGTGTGTCCTACCAAGCTAGTGGTTACTTCTACGGACTGTTGTACATGGGCCAGAACTTCGTTGCTATACAGCCATACATCAATGGCGCGCGGTTATCATTGGCTACTGAGTTGGCCAGCGCACCAGTTGACGACATAACCGTCGAGCTTTACGCGGCCGATGGGGATGGAAAGCCGATAGGCGGCGTGCTGGCGCAGGGTGTTATCCCACGATTTGCGTCCACCGGCGCGCTTGTATGGAAGTACGTACAGCTGACACCTGCGGGGCCGTGCCCCGGTTGTGCGCCCGTCGCGCTTGTAGTTGACGCGAAGTACGTGCTAATCATGAAGGCTCCCAACGCGCTTGTGGGCAACCGTTATAAATACGGTTACGGTGTCGATAGTTATTCGTACAACATCCTCTCGGACAACCAAGCCGACGCAGAGGCGGGCTTGGTTGGATTTGTGTGGTCTGCGGGTACTGAAACGCTTGAGTGGACCACCGCCCACGCGTGGCACGGCACGCACTCAATCAAAGTTGTAACCCCAGGCAACGTGACTATCGAGGGAGTTATGACCAGCTTTGTCTCCATGTCTGCTGGTGTTGTACGTAGTGGGTCGTTGCGTGCTATTGGCGTAGGCACTATCAAGATCACGCTACAAGCGTATAGCGACACAGTGTTTCTCGGCGAGAGCGTACCACATGTTGTAGTGTTGAGTAGCAGCACGTGGACGCACGCCAAGACTGAGAACTTCCTTACGCCGGTCGGTACAACACGGATTCGCCTCCTCGCCGTGACGTCTGGGACACCCCAAGCTATAACGTTCTACATCGACGGGTTGCAAATTGTACCCGCTGTTGCTGCGCCAACGTGGAAGATGCCCATCAGTGGTGTCTACTCCACCGACAGTGGCGTAACGTGGACCGTATACCAGGACCGCGACTACCAGATCGAGGCGGGTGCGCTGGCCGCTGTGACCGCGGTAGTCCCGCCAGGCTACCTGCAATACGGCAAGGTGTATAAAGTCACCGCTGCGGGTTTAGACGCCAACGCCGTGCCGTTCAGCGAATCCACGCTTGGCGGCTACTTCATCTGCACGCGCACGACGCCGGCAGGCCCTACCGACCTTGCCGCGGACGACCACCTGTTCGTCGTCGGCGACGACGGTAAGGTTTGGACGATTGATGAAGGCACCACCGACGACGGCGCGGTCATCGCCGCCGAATGGGTAAGCGGCGCCTTAACTGCGCGCCAGTTCATCGCGGCGAGTATGGCCCGTCAGCTGAAGTTGAAGCGGTTGTGGGTAGTCGCTGACGTGCCGACGGGCGCAACGCTGGGAGTGCGTGTCTCAACGCGGGCGCGGGATCTCGGGGATGGCGCGGACTGGTCCAGCCCATCAACTGTGACGGGCGCAGCGTCACCACAGCGGGTCAAGATTCCATTGCCCATCGATGCAGGCACCCTCGCGCGCACGCCGTGGTTCCGCATCAAGTTCAGCACGTTGGGGCCGGTGCAAGTGATTGGCATCTACCCCGACGTGCGCCTGAAGAAGTAGGTGACACCATGCAACACCAGATTGCACGCAGCATCGACGACGTTGCCCGCGTGCTTGAGTTCCTGGTACGCGGCGGTATACAAGCGGACAACCTGGGGTCGCGTGCCGTCACGCTGGACGCTAGTACTGGATGGGTGGGCAAGCTCGACGCCGTGTACCTGACCGTGACGACGAACGCCGTGGTTGACACGGAGACTGGGTTCGCCCATACGCTCGGACGCGTGCCGGCGGGGTACATCGTCGTGAAGCGTGCCGGCGGCGGTGTCGTCTATAACGGCACGACGGCGTGGACGGCGACGACGATCTATCTCAAATGCACGACGGTGGCCAACGTCGTGACCCTGATCGTGTTCTAGGGAGGTGACGGTAGTGGCGAGTGCGGGCCTCCTGAAGGTTACGGATGAGCTGGAATCGAAGTACGGAATGAAGCGAGGTACTGACTACTACTGGGACGAGGCCACCGGCGCGGTGGTCAACACTCACAGTGGCCAGCGTCTCACGCCGGCGGAACTCACTGACGGCTCGTCATACGCGGATCCCGGTGCTATCCAGGACTTCGCCCTTAACTCCGCAGCTGGGGGCGGCGCTGTGGCTGCCGGCACACGTGCGGCCGCGCCCGCTGGCGCCAACACGTACAGTGCCTCCGGCGACCCACGATACCGCGAGTTGCTACGGACCCTGGGCGGAGCCGTGGGCAGCGACTTCAACTACGACCCCAACACCGACCCGGTGTACGGGGCGATCCAGCAGATGTTCCAGGGGCAGTCCCAGGAAGCGTTCAAGGCAATGCTGGCGTCGCAGAACACAACGGGGATACTGGATTCCTCAATGACCGGCGACCGTGCGGCGGAGATCGCCGCGCGTACCGGCCAGGGCCTGGCGTCATTGCTGCCAGGACTTCGTGAGCAGATGTACGGTGAGCGCCAGGGCAACATTCAGAATATCCTGAGCCAGATCGGGTTGACGGGTAGCCTAAACCAGGCGGGAGACGCCTCAAACCTCGACTGGTCAAAGTTTGGTGAGGGGCAGCGTCAGTACAACACGACGTTCGGCGAAGGTCAGCGTCAGAACAACATCTCGAACGCGCTGGCCCTGAGCCAGATGTTCGGCATCGGCGTCGATCCGAAGTCCTCCGGCGCGGCGTTGTTCGGCCAGGTGACAGGCAAGCCGACGGCAGCCGTCACTCAATCACTCCTGCCCTGGTCCAAAGGTATGACGCCGTACGAGAAAGGCGCGCTCGGCCAGCAGGGGTATGGCACAAACATGTCCATCTTGCTTGACTTGTTCAAGCTGATGGGGATTGCCCCGAAGGGGTTGGAACAGTTCGGGGTGGGCGCCGGCACGGCGCTGCCGAACTTGGGCGGCGGTGCCGAAATCTCGGACTTGATCAACATCTGGAAGACCTCCGGCTATGCGCCGCAGGGGCTGGAGCAGTGGGGTATTACCAAGGGAGCGCCGCTGCCGTCCAGCAACAGTGGTTACAACATGCTCACGCCCGAGGGGTTGCAGGCGTACCAAAGCGACACGGCGCAAATCAAAAGCGCCGTGGACAGCGGCACGCGCCCGGACGAGATCATCGCGCGCCTGGACGACGCCGTGAAGTCCGACGTAATTACGGCGGAGCGTGCCAAGGCGTTGAAGGCGTTTCTGGCGTCGTACCAGAGGGGGCGTTAAGCTGTGGACGTACTCCCCCAGGACTTCTTCACTCGCGCGGGCGGGCAGGAAGTCAAACGTCAAAACCTCTACCAGACGGCGGCCGACCTCCGCCGCCAGATCGCAAACGACGCCGCCCGCGCGCAGGCCGCCGGTGGGGGCGAGGGCGACAACTTTGTGCAGAAGTTCCTGCGCAAGGCCCTGAGTTTGCACAGCATTGGCGAACCGGAGGGTGCAAACATCATCGGCGCCCCGATGCAGGCGTTGGACTGGCTAGGCACGCAGATGTCCCGGTTGGGGTACGGCGTTAGGCGAGGCGCCATGGAAGCCGCTGCGGTACACCCGGAGACGGCCGCGACGGGCGTGCCCTTCGGTAGTGTCACCCTGCCGAAGGAGCGTTTCCCTAACCCTGAACAGTGGGCTGACAAGGAGCGGACCAGCCCGACGCTGGCGATGCTTCTCAAGCCGGAGTTCTGGCGGGGGGCGGGGAAGGGCGTCACGCTGAAGGAAAAGCCATCCTTCAGCGACATGGAGGCAGCATTGGGCAACCGGCAGCCTGGCCTCCTGCAATCGCTTGCCGGTGAACTGATCAC